TTTAACGAAATTGAAAGAAGAGTATGGAAAAGGAATTACATTGTAGACAATGCGGAACGTTTTTAGACAATGAAGATTTAGTAGATGGTAAATGTCCTAATTGCGGAACTGATGAAGATATTTTTTTAACAGATTTAATTAACTAAAACAAAATGAATAAATTAAGAGAGAAGTTACTTGAAGCTGTCAAGAATGATGGTCCAATGGAACTCGAACAAATAACCGATGACTTTAGTGTAAAGTTTGCGATGTGGCTAATTAAAGCTACAGAAGAAAAAACATATATAGAACTACAACAATACTTTAAAACCCAATATTATGGAAAAGAATAAAGAACTTACACCGATGATGGAGTTGATAGAAGAGTTTGATAATTTCAAATATCAAAATAGATTAACTGATAAAGATTTTGAAGATGCTGGATTTAATGATTTATTAAATTATGCTAAATCACTCCTACCAAAAGAAAAACAAGGTTATGAGGATGCTTATTATGCTGGAACTTGGCAAGATATAACAGCTGAAACCTACTACAACACTAAATACAATAACCAAATAAAATAGATAGATACATGGAAGAGCTTATAGAAAATATTTCAAAATACTTATCAGAAGAATTATCTAAAACTAATTTTTATGACGTAAAAGAAATAGAACTAAAAATTAAATCTTCATTGATTGTTTTATTAGACAAAAAATTAGAATCTCAACATACTATTGCCTTAAAAAATAAAACTAATTCTCATATCCGAATTACAAAAAGAAATGAAATAGAATTAAAGTTTTGGAAAGATGTATTAAGAGATATTTTACCAGAGGATTCAATGAATATTTATTATTCACAAATAGATGAAAAACTTAATCAATTAAATTTAAAAACCTAACCAATGCTAAACGAATTAGAACAAAAGATTATAAAAGCGATATTTTTCGCATTAACCAACCAAGAATTAAAAATAATTTTGTAAGTTTGTGGTATTATGGCTTATACACAAGAAAGAAAAGACGAGTGCTTTGATTATATCATTTCAGAAATTGAAAGTGGTAAATCATTGCGTTATGCTTTAAATACAAATGGAATGCCAAGTAGTAGAACTTTCTATCAATGGTTAGAAGAAGTTGATGTAGATGGTAAGTTAACGGAAGAAGCAAAAGAGAAAGTAAAACGATACGCGTGCGCGTGTGAGACCAGAGAATTGATTTTGCTTGATGAAATACTTGAAATAGCAGATAAGCAAGACGCTGATATTATAGTTACAGATAACGGGAATATAACTAATCACAATGTTATCCAAAGAAATAAACTCCAAATTGAAGCAAGGCAATGGGTTTTAGGTAAATTAAGACCTGAAAAATACGGAAATAAAACAATCTTGTCAGGCGATGCAGAAAACCCACTTCAAGGAGTTGCAATATTAAACATAGACCCTTTATCAGATGCAACAGACGACAGCACTCCGTAAAATAGCATCACTTAAAAAAAAGATATGGTGTGTTCAAGGTGGTCAAGGTGCTGGAAAGACAATAGCTATATTGATATTACTTACTAACTACGCAAGCAAAAACCCTAATAAAGAAATTTATGTAGCTTCTGCAGAACTATCTAAAATGCGTGATACCGTATTGAAAGACTTTATAAAGATATTACGTTCTTTTGGATTATATGAAAAGGTTAATTTAACTGGTGTTACTAATGGTCAACCTATTTGTAATTTCCATAATAAATCATTTATTCGTTTCTTAGGGTTAGATAAAGAAGATATTGGGAAAGGTTTGCGTTCAGATATTGTTTATTTAAACGAGGCTAACAAAACCAATTTTGAAACATACCGAGAATTAACATCAAGAGCGAAAAGAAAAATATTAGATTATAATCCTAATAAAAGATTTTGGGTGCATACAGAAGTTATTCCTGACCCTGAGTGTGAATATTTATGTTTGACTTATATTGACAATGAGTTTCTATCTATTGAAGAGAAACGTGAAATTGAAAGCTACAAAGAAAAAGCATATCATAATCCTAATTTAGAAGAGTACGATACAGACGAAAATACAAAATCAAACTACTGGCGTAATAAGTGGAGAATTTACGGATTAGGAATAACTGGGATTGTTGATAATAAAATATTTGAGAATTGGAAAATAATAAGCACTAAGGAGTTTTACGATTTACCTTATCCAAGTTATTACGGATTAGATTTTGGTATGTCAGCACCAACAGCAATGGTTGAAATGAAAACCGATAAAGATGGTAATTACTTTTTACACGAATTGCTTTATAAGCCATTAAAGAATATGAATGGCACTTTATCTGATGAGTTAGTAAAGTTAAAAATACCTAAGCACGTTGAAATTATTTGTGATAGTGGAAATGAACTAAATTTATCAGAGGGTAGAAAGTTAAAGAATAGTGGTTATAATGTTATATTTGCAGAGAAAGGACAAGGTTCGGTAGTTTCCGCAATTGAAACGATGCAAAAGAACAATATACATTATACTGCTGAAAGTAAAAACCTTGAAGATAATTACGAAAATTACCAATGGAAAACGCATAATGGAGAGGTTTTAGATATCCCAGAGGAAACAAGAGAGGATTTAATTGATGCTTCAAAGTATGTGATTAAATGGTATTCTAAAACAAGATATTTAAGTTAGAAATCATGGAACTAAAAGAAATTAAAATAGAAGATTTAAAAGATGGTAATGAAGTATTAATTATAAAAGATGGTAATTATTTTGTGTCTTATTTTAGTCCATATAATAAGTTTTTTGTATGTCAATCTGCTACATTTATTGAAAGAGATATTTATTATAATGAATTAGATAAAATATATTTACTAAAAAACAATTAATTATGGAAAAAATAAGTAATAAAATTATGGATTGGTTAAAAGCATTTAGTTATGGTTTAGTTATTTTATTTGTATTTTGTTCATTTACAAATACAGATTGGTTTTATGGATTATCTATGATTTCTTTTGTTAGTTGCATAGCTGGTTATTTGTTATTTTCATTAATTAATAAAATAATTCATAATTTATACTAATTATAAATAATATTTTATATATTTGCGTATTAGAATGTAAATAGCTAAGTGCCGAGCCATTAAAAATCAGGTAGAACACTCTTTTAGATTAAAGAGTAGAAGTGAGATTAATACCGCTCATCGGGGGAGTACGTAAACGTTTAGTTTAAGATTTTTATTTTACATTTTATAATCGTGTGAAGATACACGAAACAAACGCAACGAATGAACGACAACACTAATTTAATACGAAAGTCTTACTTAACACACGTTAGGTAGGACTTTTTTACGTTTATATGGTAACAAAATCAATACGTTTATTTGGTAGAGAGCTATTTCGTGTAGAACGAAACCGAGCTGGTCAGTTTACATATTCATTTTTAGATGATAATAGTGGGTTTACTAATTCTGATAAGTATTTAGAGTTAATGTTAAATAATCCAGTATTATTAACTATTGGGTTATTACGTTCACGCATTTACTCTCAAATGAATATTAAGCACGTTAACGCTAAAGGTGTTGAGATTGAAAATAGCCCTTACATTAATTTATTAAACACGCCTAACTACTTTCAAAGCCGAGAAGATTGGTTGTTTCAACAAATGTTCTTTTTATCGGCTGTAGGAACTAATTTTGTTTACGAGATAAAACCTTTTACAAACGATGTTCCTAAAGCTATTTATAATTTAGTTCCAAGTGAAATTGAATTTAATAACGCTCATAAAATTGATAAGTTTATTGTAACCGATAAAGATAAAAAAGCATTTGGTGAACGTATTATTAAATATACTTTAGATAAAAAAGAGTACGATTTAAAACTAAATACATTAACGCCTTTATACGATTTATCTAATGGTTTAACTAATAATTCATTTTTTACAAGTCCAAGTAGATTAAAAGGTAATACTAAGGTGGTTGAGAATATAGATCAAAATCTTTATTCTAAGAATAAAAACCTTAAGATGTCACAGAAGTATATTGGTTTGAATAAATCAACT